CAAAATTTGTGTTCAGGTTAAGTCCACGGACGCGCCAGTGGATCGGATTGTTTTGGATCAGTTGGGCGGGGTGATGATAAACTTTGGTGCTGAATATGGCCTGTTAGTGTCATGGAGTGGGTTCAAATCTTCGGTCATCAATGAGATGGCTAAACAGTTCTTTGAAATCCGGCTTTGGACCCACAAAGAAATTATTGAGGAGTTTCTGCGATACTACGATCAGATGGACGATGAAATCAAAGAGCTGATCCCTCTCAAAAAGATTTGGGTCGTGAGCAACGATGATCAATAATTAAAATGCTTTGATGAAGAATCCATCGTATGATATAATCAGTTTGTAAGGTGTAAATGCGCGTACTGGCAGCATTAGAGTAGAACGTGTATAACAAAAAATAAAAATGTGCAGGGTAGCAGCAATGCCACTCTGCACTGTTTTGCTTAGGTAAAGGACTTGAGCACTTCTTTCAGTGCTTCACGCTGTTCAGGGGGACAGACGGGCCAGAAGCTTCAAAAACTCCTGCTTTTCCTCTGGGGTGAGCCGGTTCTCTGGCTCAGAATGATTTTGGCGGTTCATAAAAGATACTTGCTCCTTTCGGCAAATCCTGTTCAGCCATCAGTTCGGCACGAATCTGACGCTTATATTTATAATAGGTATTCCGGGAAAGACCTGTGAGTTTCATGCACTCGGCATCGTCAAGTGTGCCGCCAAAGGTCTTGCAATGGGTACGGATGATCTGCTTGGCTTCTCTGGCTTTCTTTGTTTCAAAGCCGACACCCTTTTGGCGACCAATCTGCTTGCCGTTTAGCCGGGCGGTCAAAAGGCCCTCACGGGTACGCTGGTGCAGATCGGCAACTTCTTTTTCGGACTGCTCAAAGGCCAGCTTGATCTGCTCCTTTGCCAAGGCCATCAGATACTCGTTGATGCCCTTTAAGATGAAGTCCACATTTGTCCCTGTCATGGCAATGCTGCCGGACAAAGCCTTTTTGTAGGTTTCGGTGTCGATGTGGTGCTCTTTCAAAAACGCCAGCCGGATGCCTTTGTGGTAAAGGTCTTCGTACAGAGCAAAACCCTCTTCTGCATTTCTGGACATTCGGGACACCGAATCGAACACCACCATATCCTCAGATTTTAGAATCCGATAGAGCTTCAGCCACTCCGGGCGAAAGATGGATGTACCAGTATAGGCTTCCTGCACGATATGGGCAGTTGGGTACTCAGCCTTGATGTTGCGGATCTGACGGTCAATGCTCTGCTTTGCCGTAGAGATTCGGCAATAGCCATAGATGTTCATGCGTCTCCTTTCTGGCTCAAAGATAACGAGCGACATTTTTAAGACTGTGTTTTGCACCTTGAAATGGCCTGAAAACGGCTGATTTTAATACAAAACAGAATATACGGTATTTTTAATACAGTTTTAGTGGGCATAGGCAGTCATAAAATCAGAAATGGAAGTGCACGGTTTGTGATTGGCGGTGTCCTCGCCATCCAAAGGAGCGTAGTTCCAGTCGGTGTCCTCGTCAATATATCGCCGCCCATCATCCGGCAGTTCCAGCGGTTCCGCAAGAATAATGGTGCCCCAGTGGTTGACCATCACAAAGGGCGCAATCTCACAAGGGATGCCCCGGCACTCGTCATCATGCCGAACATCGTAGGCGTACAGACCATCCGGAATGGTATCTCTCTTGATGCGGATGCTGGTGAACAGCGCAGGCTTTCCGCAAACCGTGATCTCTTCGTAGTGTTCGGTCATTGCATGAAAGGTCATAATCTGTCCTCCTTAGATTTCAATGATAAAAGCTCTGAGTTTCTCTTTGTAGAAATCCATTGTACTCTGCGGCAGGGAAGTCAGATTCCCTTCGTTGTCACATCCGGCCAGAAATCCCGGCCCAGCAAGAACATCGGCTCCATCCCACAGCGGACGATTGAGCGGCAGGCCAAGCAGCTTGCCTTCATCATTGCAGACCAGTGTGACCGCTGAACCGGTATCACTCAATGTGATGCATTCGATCAGCCCGCCTACAAATTTCTGCATGGCTTCAAGGGTGTTGTCCAGATCAATCTCCTTTGGCAGCTCCATTGGCAGGAGCGCAAGGACTTTGATTTTTTCTTCTTTCATTGTGTGCCTCCAAATAAAAACAGGACAATCCAAATGGATTGTCCTGTAAAAAGTGAAAGGGAGCATCCGAAGATACTCCCCAGTAGATAATTATTTTTTTCTTACCATGCAACGTTTTTTGAAGAATGCGATGCCATAACAGAGGATGTCATCATAGTCATCCCGGAAGTCCGCTGCATACATCCGGTCATTGATTTGCTGAATGGCATTATCGCAGGCATCCGGCAGAGCATCCAGAGTTTTGGCATACTTGGCTTCAAAAATTGCCACACGACCATTGCGGATATCCTTTACAATAACATCGCTGCGTCCTTCGCCATGCTCTTTGTTGGATTCTACCACATAGCCAGCACCAGTAAAGATGCCTGCAAGGAAAGCGTGGTAAAAATCCTCCCGATAGTCATGGTAGCTGATAGTCATACGCAGCAGCTTGGTCATCTCTTTTGTCAGAGCTTCGTTGTTTCCGCTCCAGACTGCATCAAACAACGGGCTGCGATTCCATGCCTTTGCACTGTCGTCAAACCATTTGCTTACAGTGGTTTCAAAAATTTCCCGAATCTCTGCATTGGGAATCATCAATGCAGAGCAGCCATCCGGCAGCGAATCTGTCAGATCCTTATCCCGCACCTTGGTCAGATAACCTGTCAGATACAGCACACTCCAAAGATTTTCCTCAGAGGAGTGTAGATAATCGTAGGTCAGGTTTTCTTCAATATGCTGAACAATAGAGCCGCCAGCCATCAGCGTTTCAAGCTTTGTGGTGATATTGTTGCCTGCATAGTCGATGAAAGAACGGATGATGGCGTTATCACTGGTGTTTTTCCAATAGCTTTTCGGCTTCTGTGCTACACCATACTGGAAATCCCGCAGATAACTGATTACGTCCCACGGACAATAAATGTCTGCATCGCCAAAATGATAACCGTCGTACCATGTCTTGATTTCAGCAGACTGCGATTCAAGATCAGCATCTTTCAGCATTTGATCTACATCTGCCTGTGTAAACCCAAAGGATTCGCTCAACCGGGGAGAAAGAATCGTATCCGAAACAAAATTGTTCGTCCCGGTAAAGATGCTTTCTTTTGCAATTTTCAGGCAGCCGGTAATAACAGCAAAGTCAAGCGAAGTATTGTCTTTGAGCGTGGTGCTCATCATAGCCCGCATCACGTCCAGCATCTGCGAATAATATCCGTTGCTGCTGGCTTTTGCAATGGGAACATCATACTCATCCAGAATGACGACCGCCGATTTTTTGAAGTGGATTTCCAGCATCCGGGTCAATAGCAAAAAGCAGCTTTTGGTTTCATCTATGGATGCAGTGCGTCCCAGAATCCGCTTAAAGATGCCTTTGTCATCGTCGGAAATAGCATCGTCATCCAAAAGAAACTGATAATCCTGAAATGCAAATGCCAGTTTCATGCACAGCATTCCGTAGGCACTTTCAAAGGTCAGACCGTCCGTATCCTTGAAAGAGAAAAATACCACAGGACACTGGTTCATCCATTTTTTGCAAAGCTCTGTATTTTTGGAGATCGCCAATCCCTCAAACAGTTGCTTGCTGTCTTTGCGGATGTCCAGAAAATTTGCGAGAGTGCTCATACCAAGTGATTTTCCGAAACGGCGAGGACGAGTGATCAATGTTACTTCAGCGATACCACCGCTAAGAAGTTCAGAAATCAGATTGGTCTTGTCGATATAATAATACCCGCCTTCTCGAATCTTTTCAAAATTCGAGATTCCAACAGGAAACTGCAAATCTTTCATGCAATGCTCCTTTCCGCTCACAGAGGAGAGCTTTCAGAACTCACTACTGTAAGTGTACCATGAAATATAGAATCATACAAGAATCAAGTGACATCGAAATAGAGCAGTTTTATCATGCTACGTTCAATCTGGTGGCTTTATAGCAGTCAGCGCACATTCCCTCATGGGTGGCTGCAAACTCTGCCGCCTGCATGATGGAGCCATCTTTCAGCTTGACCCTCTTGATAGGCTGGTTGCACCGGGCACAGATGCAGGGCACAGGCGGCTGTTCCTGCTTCGGGCTAGCGGATCTCGGTTTCGGCTGCTTTTGCGGTTCTGCCTCCGGCTGCGGTGCAGCATCTTCCGGCAAATCCTCTCCGGCATAAACGTACAGGCCAAGACCGAACATAGCAAGGTTCTTCACCAAGCACCGCATGATGGCTTTATTCACATCGAACATGGATGCTGCTTCTACGGTGCGCTCTTCCATGCCGATCTTTTCACGGCGGCGGGTCTGCGGATTGTAGTCCCATTTCGGGGTGGTGTAGGTATAAGGCACGGCTTTCATGGCTTTGTTGGAACTGTCCAAAACCGGAAGCCACATTTCGTGCGAAACGCCCTCAATCGTGACCGAGGTATACACCATGAAGCCGGTTATGGGATCATAAACATAGGGCAGGCCGTTGAATTTCTTGACCTCGTAGCTGGCAGCGGGATACAGCTTCTTCACCTCTGCCCAGGCATACGCCCAGCTTACATATTTCAGTTCCGTGTTGCCGGACTTTTTGACTTCCAGATGATCTTTGAAGTCAATAGCAAATAATTTTACGAATGGATTTTCCATGATAGCATCCTTTCTGATAAAAACCCGGCGCAACAAATGAATTGCTGCGCCGGGTTTTGTATTGCTGTACTAAACAAAGTTAGAGAAACGGGCAATTTTGTATTGCCGTACTAAACAAAATTGGAAAAACAGGCAATTTTGTATGCCAGCAGACATACAAAAATCATGCTGCATGGATAATGGTAAACCTGCGGCTGCTTACATTCTTGCTGTACCGATTGAAAATATCGGGCTGTTCTTTCTTCAAACGCTGGGAGTCTACCCGTTTACTTTCGGAGGATACCCACGATACCTTATAGCCCGGTGCTGTGCCATAAGCGGCATCCTGCATTTGCAGCTTGACCTGTTGCTCGATAGCCGTTTTCTCATGTTCCATCTGCTCGATTTGGGTGGAAAGCTTCTGTCGCTTATCCAACAAGTCGCGGATGGGATTCAGATCGGCAGTTTTGTTTCGATCATCTGCAGAGTACAGCTGATTGATCTGCTGTGTATCCCCCTCGCTTCCGGTAGGTACAGGCGGAATTTCGGGCATTACGTTGTATTTCCAGAAGTGCTCTTCTCTGGCAATGAGGTTGTTCAGAACTTCTTTGTCGGTTGTGATCTTGTGAATCACCAGCTCCTTCCCGAAAATCAGAGCAGCAATGTACCAGCAGTCAAAACCGCTGACAGCCAGATAGTGATTGACCTGAGCCATGTAATGTGCAGGGATTTTTCCATCAGCCCATTTGTCCGCAGAAAACGGCGAGACCGTTTTGCACTCCAACCCGGCTTTCTGCCCAACGATCAGGCGGTCAAAATCTGCCAGAAGCAGCGGATGTTCCTCACTTTGGTAGATGGCATTTGCTCGGCGTACCTTCAGACCGGTTGCTTCGGTGAAGCGTTGTGAGACATAATCTTCCAGATCGCGTCCCTGGTGCATAGCCTCGTTGTCGATATTTTTAATGGTATCGCTGATTTTATCGTGGTACACCTGAAATGCCGAGCGGTAGGGATTCAGGCCAAGGATAGCCCCGGCATCCGTGCCGGTAATGCCGCATTTGCGATAACGGAGCCAATCTTCTTTGGACAGGTTCAAAGTTGAAATCAATCTTTTCATGCACTTTGCATCCTTTCTCTCATAATTGATTCGGTAATGATGAAGTCATATTCCACCAAGTCTTTCATGATCGTGGAAAAGTCACTGGCCAATGAATGGCAAGAGCCAACCCACAGGTCATAAAGAAAATCCAGAATATTATTTTGTACCCGGAGATGGTTCCAGTAGCGCTCCTCTAGTCTGCCCTCGGATTCCAAAACAATAATGGCGGTGCTGATGGTACTTTTCATCGTGATCTCATAAGCCATGGTAACGCTGATTTCAGAAGCACTCTTCTCAACGTTGTCAAAAAATTCCGTGAATTCCCTGAAAATGCGGTTATTTACATCATTCATGGCTTGCTCCTTTATGCTGCGGCCAGCACCATCTTGTAGGCTTTGTCGATCATCGGGTTGCCCTCTGCGGTGCGCAGGAACAGGTTCTCGTTATAGTTTTTGGTCTTGCGGAGAGGATCTGCGTGGGTAGCAAAATCAGAGACTGCGTTGATAAAGCGCCAACCGTTCTTGCCGACCCATTCCAGATCCGGTGCGTTGTAGTAGCGAGTCTTCAGCTCTTCCTGCAGGCGCAGATTATTCTTCCGCTGGCAATCGGACAGGTCCTCAGAAATCGGGAAAAACTCATTGATGAACTCCTGCACCTTGTGATCGGATAAATCGATGCGAGCCAGCTCTTCGCCACGGTTGCCGAGTTCAACCATATAGTTGCTGGCCAGCTGCAGGGTCTCACGGGCATCCTGCACCCGCAGCAGAACATTTTCGGTGTGGCGTGCAGTCCAGCTGCGCTTTGCTGTATTCAGCGCAAGGTTCAGAGTATTCTGGCAGACCACACGGATTGGAGTCATGGCCACTTTCACACCAGAACTGCCGTCATGACTGTTGAAGATCACAAGATATGGTACTACTTGATCTCCAGCAATAAGATATTTCCTCGGAAGCCTTGCCAACATCCAGACCTTTCTGCCGCCCTGCAGGGAACCGGCAGTTTCATAAGTGACACCTTCACCCAGCAGGTCATCGGTGAACTGAAATGCTTCTTCGTTCTGCACAATGCGGTAACGGTCGGATACCACACCCAGAACAGCATCATCGGTGCTGCGGACATTTGCGCGATAGCCGGGGATCATAGCACCCGTGCCAGAATAGATGTTGCGGCTTTCCACCTGCCAATCCAGACCGGCCAGTTCCAAGGCTTCACGGCTTGCAGGGGCATCCATGATGATACGGCCAAGGCCGTGCCAAGGGGTCTCACGGACAGAGAACATCGTTTCAACATTTGCGGGCATAGTAAAATCTCCTTTTCAGTGTATTTTGCTCAGTCGTTGTTTTCCATTTCTTCAGCGATGCGGACGAGGACTTCCACCAGGACGGTGCCAACCTCTTTGACGATTTCGGACCAAAAGTTCATAATGCTTTCTCCTTTCTGCGCAGCTGCGCGTTAAAATACGATAGTAATAATGATAGTGATGGTGCGGAATAACAAGATGCTCACCTCCAGACATAAAAATAGCCCCTGAGTCTTTCGACTCAGAGGCTTTGGATCATGATTATTATATCTGGGTGAAAAAATCAAATTGCAAAATGCCAAATTGGTCTTTGACTAAGGGAACGTGTGACAACTCAGAGAAGTTTTTTCTTCAGAATCATCTGAATCTGTACAAGGTGTGTTTGAGTAAAAGTGATAGTGTCATTCCCAATGGGTACTTTTACAGGACCCGGAATGGAACCGTTAGTAGCCAAAATGGCTCGTTCGAATTTCTAGCTCCAAATAGTACCGCTACGAAGAGCTTCAAATTTTTTACGGCATTCTAGGCAAAGAACAAGCCGCATTTCAGGCCAGTAGAACTTCGGTTTGCTTTGCAGATTGTTGACTTCCATCAAATTATCTGATTTCCCTGTTACGGCGAAAGAAGGAAGACAAGAAACAGAAATACAATCCCGCCTATGGGCGTCGGCGTGAAAAAGAGAGCGACACCCAGCACCGTCAGGATCATAGAGGCAATCGTTAGTAGGACGGCACAAATATCAAACAGGAACACCAGCAGAGCCACCAGAAGGGACAACGCTAAAGCAAAGGGAGCAACCAATGTTTTCAGCAGTATCTTTAAAACCTCCTTTATCTATCCTTCCTACCTCTATTTTATCCCGCCTGTCCGGGAACATAAATGTTGCGAAAGATTAGTGAATCCTGTCCTAAATCTATTTTCAAATAAAAACGGATGGTCTAATGAAACCATCCGTTTTTAAACATATTCTATTTTTCTGGTTTGATAGTTTGCTTAACCAGTTCAGTTTTTTGTTTCTCAATGAGATTTGAGTAAACTGCATAAGCAACATTTTGAAAATAATCGATATACAAACTTTGGTCACTTGCAGGTAAGGGGGCCAAACGTTCTATACCGTCATCTTCAAGCTGGTATGTTTTTACAATATTGATTTTCAAGTCGGTTTGCTTAAAATTCACATCGATTACTATAGTTATCGGGAGTGTCTTGTGCGAGAACTTGTAACTCATACT